CGGTTGTAACGGTTCATCCCGACCCATTGCCAAAGAAGAAGGGGGATAGATCAAGAGTCTACCCTCCTTCCTTCCAGTACACAGCAGTCAAAACAAAAGAGGTTAAAGATGAAAGACGAAATAAGCCCGTTCAAAGCACTCGACTACCTTCGAGACAACGCGGAGGAGTATGGACGGTGTAAAGCAAATGTGATTTATCTCCAAGAGTTCCGTAAATCAAAGAAGAGTCTTCTTATGAATCAGTCGGATCTGAAGACTGAATCTGCGAAGGAGTCATTTGCTTACGCCCATCAAGAGTACCAGGATCACTTGGCCGCGATCCGTGTTGCCATCGAGGAATACGAAGCAATGAGGTGGATGATGATCGCAGCCCAGTGTAAAGTTGATGTATGGCGATCCTTGGAATCAAGTGCAAGGATGCTCGACAAGGCAGTAACGTGACCAAGTATTGTATGCAATGCCGGAGAACAAAAGACTATAGTAACCCTCCGCTCTGGGCAACCAAGCTTAACAAGTGGGGCAAGGTAACCCGCAAGATCTGTCCTGACTGCGTAGCCGGTGCCAAGAAGTATAGCGTTCCAGGGAAGTATGAAAGGCAATAAGTCTAAAGCTGTAAAAAGCAAACGATGCGTAATTTGCAAAACTGAATTTTCCCCCCGCGCCACCACGCAAGCGGTTTGTGATTTTGGCTGCGCTATCGAGTTGAATCTAATCAACCGACAGAAGAAAGAAAACAAAGAAAAGAAGGAAAAGAACGCGGAGATCCGTAAAGCAAGAGCAGCTATTAAAGATAAAGACCGCAGGGCATGGCTTAAAGAGGCCCAGGTTGCGTTTAATAAATGGATTAGGGTCAGAGATAGGGAGTTGCCCTGCATCTCGTGTAATCGCTTCCACGGGGGCCAGAACCATGCGGGACATTATCTCCCGACCTCCACCAGATCATCTCTCAGATTCCACCCGGACAATGTCCACCTTCAGTGTCAGCCGTGCAACTGCCATCTGCATGGTAATATCGTGCCATACCGCCAGGAGTTACTGAGGAGGATTGGTGCCGAACGGTTAGAATTTCTGGAAGGGGTCCATCAATCAAAATACTGGTCCATCCAAGAGTTGAAGGAGATTAAGATTAAATACACTCAACTTATAAAAGGACTGGATGATGAGCGATGAAGCTGATTTAGGTAACGAACAGATGGAAAAGGATCTCGATTACGCACTGAGTGCGGCAAGAAAACCCTTGAGACCTGGACGGGCCGGTGACTGCGACATTTGCGGGGAGTGGAGCGGTAGGTTAATCGAGGGAGCCTGTTCATATTGCAGGGAAAAGTACAAATTACCTTGAGACATTCTGTCGGACAAAACTGTAACTATAGATTCGAGCATCAAAATCAGGTCTGAATCTATAGTGCTATCTGCCTTGTGTAATGAATTCAACAGTGTAAAATGAAGCTGTACTCATGTTCGTACGGCGGGAAAGGCTTATGGGAAACCGTATCGCACCTCCAGAATTGATTTGGGCAATCAAATTAATAAGCAACGCCCCCCATCTTGGGTGATAAGCCTGGTAAATATGTAGCAGTGAACGAATTTGGCTGGAGAATTGGCCAAGACCATCATAATTCTAAATTGAGTAATGATGACATCGACCACATCCGAGACCTCAGAGAGGATCTGGGGTTAAGTTACTCAGAAATTGCCAGACGTTATTCAATATCCGTGGCGGGAGTCCAAAAGATTTGCAACTACACCCGCAGATCCCAATCAATAGATCACTTCAAGAAAATATCATGACAACTAAAGAAAAATCCGAAGGGAAGAATCCAGTCGGTAGGCCATCCACCTTCACTAAAGAGATGGGCAACCTTATCTGTGAGCGCATGGAGACCGGTGAAAGCCTCAGATCAATCTGCCGGGACGATGATTTCCCTCACGTTGGACAGGTTATTAAATGGTTAGCGAGTAATGCGAATATAGAATTTCGTCTTCAGTACGCCCACTCTCGCCAAGTAGGGCTTGAGGTTATGGCTGATGATACGTTGAACATCGCCGATCAAGAGCCTGTAAAGACTGCTGACGGGAAGATTGACAACGCCGGTGTCCAGCACCAGAGGCTACGAGTTGATACCAGGAAATGGATACTCAGCAAAATGCTGCCGAAGGTCTACGGTGACCGGACGATCCTTGCCGGTGATGAAGATGCCCCTCTCAATCCATTGACCAACAACGAACGCGCAGCACAGGCTGCCAAGATCATCAACGAAGCAGTCGAAAGGTCGAAGCTTGATCAAGATTGATCCAGATATTCTAAAGTTTCTAACTCCGGAAGAACTGGCCGAACTGGACCAGTTGCTTCAAACAGACACTGTTGTTTGGAGACCACTGCCTGGCCCACAGTCCATGGCATACCATTCCAAGGCTGACATTATTGGATACGGTGGAGCGGCTGGTGGAGGCAAGACGGATCTGGCGGTAGGAAAGTCTCTTACTAAGCACCAAACAGTTGGCATCTTCCGCATGAACGGCACCGAGTTGACCGGGGTGATCGACCGCTTCACAGATCTATTGGGCAATAGGATAGGATTCAATGGAAAGGACAATATCTGGAGGCTAAAGAGGCCTGATGGCCAGCGGGTCCAGGTAGAGTTCTGCTCCTTCCCAAACCCTGGTGATGAGAAGAAGTATCAAGGTAGACCTCACGACTTCCTGGTATTCGATGAAGCCGCGAACATGAGGGAGGATCAGGTCAGGTATGTGATGGGATGGTTACGGACCACCAAACCCAACCAATCGTGCCAGGCGCTGCTTACATTCAACCCTCCAACCACTGCCGGTGGCCGGTGGATCACCAGGTACTTTGCTCCATGGCTAGATAAGACCCATCCAAACCCGGCCAAGCCCGGAGAGTTGAGATGGTATGCAACCGTTGGAGGAAAGGATCTTGAGGTGGTAAGCGGTGAGCCATTCGACTTGGATGAAGAGCGCATAACTCCACAGTCCAGAACATTCGTCCCGTCCAGAATCGGTGACAATCCATACCTATTGAACACTGGATACATGGCGCAGTTGCAGTCATTGCCAGAACCGCTACGATCTCAGATGCTGAATGGTGACTTCCAGGCCGGCATTGAAGACAACCCGTGGCAAGTGATTCCCACAGAATGGATCGATCAAGCCATGAAGCGGTGGAGGAGGCCGGAGAAGCTTGCTCCAATGGACTCGATTGGTGTCGATGTGGCCAGGGCGGGGAAGGATAAGACTCTCCTGGCTCGAAGGCACGGGATGTGGTTCGATGTGCCAATGGTCTATCCTGGATCCGCAACTCCTGACGGGCCAACAGTTGCCGGTCTAGTAGTCGGAGCAATGAGAGATCGATGCGTGATTCATATCGATGTGATCGGAGTGGGTGCCAGTCCATACGATTTCTTATCTGAGTCCAGACTTCAAGTCATTGGTGTTAACGTGTCGGAGTCTGCCTTGGGATTGGATAAGTCTGGAAGACTGCGGTTCAAGAACCAGCGTTCAGAACTGTACTGGAGGATGCGAGAGGCTCTAGACCCAGCAAACAATACTGGGATATGTCTACCACCAGATTCCGGCTTGCTGGCTGATCTAGCGGCTCCAACATGGAAGCTGGTTGGAAGCACGGTTTATGTATCAAGCAGGGAGGAGATCATCGAGAAGATCGGTCGGTCACCTGATTACGCATCAGCCTATGTACTAGCATTGATGGACACTCCGAAGCGGCACATTGTCATGGAACTGGGGAATTACAAGGGAAGGAAAGAATATGACCCGTACAAAGAAGAATCAAGTATCCGTAACTGATAAAAGTTGTGAGATCGTTAAGTTTGTTACATCACTGGATGCGCGTTTTCTCACGCCAACCCCCTCAAATGAGGACATGGTAAAGATACAAGAGAAGATGCTGGAGATGCCTCAGACTCTCGTTTCCATTGATCATTTTATACACGGTGGAATGTATAGCAGAACATCGTTTATACCGGCAGGGGTTTATGGGATAGGCGTTGAGTGGGCGGAGGATCACATCGCAATAGTCGTTGGAGATATAACAGCAACGACAGATGAGGGAGTTGTAAGGATACGAGGTCACAACATATTAAAAGTGAAGGCTGGATCGAAAAGGGCTGTACTTGCTCATACAGACACATACTTCACGGCAATATTCACCACAAAAGCAACTGATGTATTTGATGCTGAGACAGAGTTGTCACGAGAATGTGATTTCTTACAAACAAGGATGGGGTAAATCATGTCAGGATGGATCGCGGCATCAATAGCTGTGGCGAGTGCATTAACGGTGGGTTACAGCGTTTACGCTGGAGAGCAAGCCAATGCTCAACAGAAAAGGCAGATGGCCATGCAGCAGCAGCAACAAGATGCCCAACTCGCACAACAAAAAGCGCAGATGAAGCTTGGCGAGGAAGCTACTAACAAAGCAAATCAAAAGGCTCCGGACAAGAATATTCTAGAGAAGGAAAAGATGGCGGCCTTGCAAGGAGTCGGGGAGACAATGCTCACTGGCCAGCTTGGTATCCCTCAAGAGAAACTAGGTCTAGCAAAAAAGACCACGCTCTTAGGAAGCTAATGCAAACGATTTCGCTGGAAGATGCTGACGAGAAGTACGAAGAATTAAAAGAACTGTATCAAGAGCATTACACGGCAACTTGCGACAGGTTAAAAGAAGTTGGAGTTGATCTGCCCCCATACAATCCAAGGCTTGGAGAGTATAAGAGGGCCGCGAATGCAGGTGCAATGATCTCAATAGTTGCGAGGAATGATGATAAACCTATCGGGTATTTTAACATTTACATCACATTGGATATGCAGAACCAAGACCTTGTTGGTTCAGAAGCTGGTCTCTTTGTATCGAAAGATTGTAGAAATGGTATCGGCAAGAAGCTGATAAAGTTTGGACTAGATGAGATGAGATCTCGCGGGGTCAAAAGGTACTACGCGAGTGCGGTAACTGATTTAAGAACGGCAAAGTTGTGGGAGAGAATGGGTTTCAAGCATTACTCGCACTCGATGTTATTTAATTTCGCGGGAGAATAATATGTGTTTCAGCGCCCCACCAATGCCAACAATGCCAGAGATTCCAAAAGTAGTTGACCAGACGCAGGTCAAGCAGAATGCATCGGCGGCCACTACAACCTCCAGGACAAAGCAAGAGCAGATGGTTGGTGGCCAAGGAACAATGCTTACAGAGGGAGTTGGAGTCGATCCAGTAACCTTGGAACTTGGAAAGAAAACGCTACTTGGCGGTTAACTTAAAGGAGAATTATTATGTGCGGTCCATCCCCACCCCCATATGTACCACCAGCACCAGTCGCTCCAGTCATCGATCAAAGCCAGGTAAAGCAGAATGCTGCTGCATCTAGCCAAGCATCCGGCACTCAACAAGCGGCAACCGGTCAAGG